CAGAATTTGAAGCTTTAAATGCTGATTATAATATAGATTGTCTTGATAGTGTAACAGCATCGTCTGGTACACATGACATACTTCAAGCTGCAATTGATAAAATTTGTGAGCTAGAAGTTAACCTTGGAGCATTAGCTCTTGATCTTGCTACAAACTATTATACTAAAGCACAGGTTGATGCAGTTGTCGCAAATTACGTCCCACCTGGTTCAAATTTAGTTAAGAATAAAATGATTCCCTATGTAGCTGTTCCATTTTTTGCTACAGACTTATCAATGTTTGATCCTACAGGCGCAGGCATAGGTGATTGGATTGATATTTATTTATGTGTTGGATCTAGTAGTAATTCACAAGTACCAGATATACGAGGAAGAGTTCTTGTTGGAGTTACAACAAATGTTCCAGGAGGACCAATGGATCCAGATGTTGTTCCTAATATGGGAACAGGTGGATTTAATCCTGCGTATACAATAAATACTATATATGGAAGTAACAGTATAACACTTGGTGTTACACAAATGCCTACGCATACACATATTATAGATGTAATAAATCCTCCACATAGTCATTTTGTAGCTGCAGTACAAGGAGGAACATTATCATATCCTGCAAATCCTATCAATCCTATAACATCATATGTAGATTATTCTGATACAGGTAGTTATAGATTTTCATCATCTTCTCTTCCAGCAACAGTAGGACCAACATCAGCTACTACCACTGCAGTAACTGCAACTGCTCAGAATACAGGAAATGGGCTTCCTCATTCAAATATACAACCTGTAATTGCTTGTAATTATATAATATATATACCTTAATTTTATTAATATGTCTTGCACAAATTGTTATAATGGTTGCGCTGAGATTGTTTCTGATCAATGCGTTAGATATACAGGGGTCGATGTACCTCTATTAGGTATTCACAATGGTGACACTCTTCTCACTGTTGAGAATGCAATCATTTCATTTGTTACACCTTTTCTTGATGGATCAGGTATAAAACCTATTATTGATCCAGATATAATATGTGATGTAGTTAGACAGTATATTCCTACGTGTGTAGAATGTAATGGATTTAACTTGAATGATGTATTGTCAGCAATTATAAAAGCTACATGTAATCTTCAAGAACAAATAGACGCTATTGTAGCAGAGCTTGCAGTATTAAATGCACCTTATGATAGTGACTGTTTAGTACTTTCTCCAAATGCAGATACACATACTATTGTACAAGCTGTAATAAATAAACTTTGTGAAGTAGAAGCTGACCTTGCTATATTAGCATTAGATGTTTCTACAAATTATATTAGAATTGATCAAATCAATAACTACATTGCTGCATACATTAATAGTAGTACAAGCGATTTAGTAAATGCTAAAATGATTCCATTTGTAGCATTAGAGTTCTATGGTGATTTAATTGGTAAGTTCGATGCTACTGGTGCAGGTATTGGAGCATGGAAAGATATTAATTTATGTAATGGAAACAATAACACTCCTGATAAACGAGGTAGAGTTGCTGTTTGTGCAATAACAGATATGGGTGGTGGTCAATTGGATCCAGAAGTAGATCCTGCAGTAAATCCATCATTTAATCCTAATTATGTAATAAATGATAATAGTCATGGTGTTAATTTTATAACACTTAATGAATTTCAATTACCTAGTCATGCACATAATAATACTGTTTTTACAGCATTGGAACAAACACCACATACACATGGTTTGACAGGAGGTGTAGTTATGTTTGGTGGACCTTATGGATTAAATTATGCTAGTGACTTTGCTTTCTTTGCAAAATATGATACAGATCCACAACTTGCTAATATAACAGTAAATACTACAATAAATAATGCTTACACAGGTGGTAATCTACCTCATTCAAATATCCAACCAGTTTACCCTTGTTATTATATAATGTATATACCAACTTAATTATGTGGCCATATTTACCTCAAAACCCATGTGGGTGTGACTCTTGTGAGAGTTCTAATGAATCAACAACAAACGTTGGATCAGATAACGTAAGATATATTGGAGAACCTTTAGCTTGTACAGGGATTGAACCTTGTGACACGCTCACTGTTGCTCTCCAGAAAATTGATAATGCAGTTTGTAATATATTTGATATACTAGATGTATGTTGTACAAATATTACAACTACCACTACTACAAGTTCTACAACAATTTGTCCTTGTACTACATATGGATATGTTGGACCAAGATTCGATCCTGGTACAATTACATATGTAGAATGTAATACATTAGAGCCAATTACAGACACTGCATCTAGCACTGTACAATTTGCTTGTATTGATAATAACTATCCAATCATAGAAATTGGTTCAATTAATGTTATAGATACACAAGATTGTTGTTCAAACATTACAACTACCACTACAACTGCTGTTCCAGTAAATCCATTTTGTTATGAAGTTACAGCTGTAAATAGATGTACTGTTTATTGGACTGATGCAAATGGTGATCCTCAATCACAAAACCTTACAAATGCTACAATAAACATTTGTGCTGACGAAGATTCTATTGCAAGTTCTTGTGGTGGAGGTGGAGGTATTTCTATAACTGGAGGAACTGTTGCTTGTACAAATGATGCAATGTGTCAACCTACAACTACAACCACTACAACAATAGCTTGTAATTGTATTACATTTAATAATACAAGCAGTAGTGCAATAGATATTCTTATTGGATATAATGATTGTATTGGAGAGTTTGTTGAAGATTTTATTTCTGCAAATGATGTATTACAATTTTGTGGAAGTGGTGGTATAGCAGCTAGTGAATTAGTAATAGTAACAACTGGAGGAGCTTGTATTGCTGAAGTGTGTCCTACAACCACTACCACTACAACAGCTACTCCATTAGCATGTGTATCTTATTTATTACAAAGTACAGGTGCTGGTGGAGCAAGTAATGAATGGGAAGCATTTGCTTGTAATTCAAACATTGCAGTGAGTGGAACAATTCCTTTCCCTGGAACAATGGAAACTGGATGTATTACAGAAGGTTCATTATTACTTGGTGCTAATTTAGAAGTTGTTTCTGATGCACCTTGTGAAGAAGTTAGTTGTGAAGCATTTGAAATACAAGGACTTTCTCCTGTAGGATCTTGGGATGCAATTGATTGTTCTGGAAATAGAGTTGGTGAAGTTGCTCCTAGTGGTGTCACTGTTCCTACAGGATGTATTATTCCTAATACATTAGTTTTAGATAATGCATATATAAAAAATTATCTTGGACCATGTGGTTCAACTACTACCACCACTACATTAGTTCCACCTACCACTACGACAACGACAACTCCTGTTCCTACAAGTTTTAGATATTTTTTCTCTAACGCTGCAATCTCAGGAACATTAGCATGTGCTCAAATAACGTTCCCAATAGTTTTATATTCAGACGATGCAACTCTTAATTTAGGATCTTTCTTGTACACAGACATGGCATTGACCACTCCTTTCATAGGAGCTGCAAGATGGTATCAAGAATCTACAAGTGGTATATCTTTTGCTATTCTTAATAGTGGTGAAATTGCTGGTGAATTTAATTGTGCGCCTACAACCACAACTACAAGTACAACATTGTTTCCACCAACTACAACAACCACTACAACTGTTGTAAATTTTAGTCATGGACTTTCTGCAGGAGAAACAAACAATATATTAGCTTGTCTTGAAACAGTTGCAGCAATAACAGTGTATACAAGTGTTCCTACAATAGTTTTTGGGACTGTTGTATACACTGATCCAACACTAACTACTACATTTAATGGAGGAGGAGTATCAGTGTATTATAAAAATTTCTCAGTAGGCAATTGTATTAGAATTAATGGTTCTGGACAAGTTTTCACTACTTTCTCTTGTTAATATTTTAAAGCTAAACTTATGAGTATTCTTAATTGTATAGACACTGGTTCTTGTTCAACACAAATTACTAAATCTGATTTAGTAACATATATTGGACTAGATCTATTGTGTACAAATATCCAAACATCAGAAGATCTCACTGAAGCTCTTGTAAAAATAGAAGAACGTATTTGTAGTATAACAGACAGTTT